TTGGTACAGGTACATCTTATAGTGCTACAAGTGGAACTTGGGCTACAGGAAATTATCTATCAGCCACAGGAGCAGTCAGCGTAGTAGGAACAAGCGGTGCAACATGGTATGTCACAGGAGTACAACTAGAAGTAGGTACACAAGCCACAAGTTTTGATTTCAGAGACTATGGGCGTGAGTTGATTTTGTGTCAGAGATATTTTCAAACAACTTACCCACCCGGTTCAGGTTTAGGATCAACATCTGCCCCTCTTACTGCAACTATCGAAACTATTTCTCAAGCAACAACATCATATTTGCCAATAGGTTGGAATATGCCTGTTGTAATGAGAACGGCTCCAACTGCAACACTTTATAACCCTAGTACAGGTTCAAGTTCTGCTAGTAATAATATTTATCAAACTAGTGGGGCTAGTCATCCAAGCGCACAAGCAAATGTATCCCAAAATGCTGTGCTTTTTTATGTTAGTGGTTCTTCTGTCGCGGCTACAGCAGCAATAGAAGCACATTTTGGCGTGAGTGCGGAGTTATAAAAATGTATCAACAATTCAAAGACATTCAAGGCAACATTAAAACAAGTGCAATTTATCGGTTAACTGATAACGCTTTTGTACCTTATGCCCCTGACAACACCGACTACCAACAATTCAAAAAAGACTTGGCAGAAGGAGCATCTTTAAAAGACGCAGAAGGCAACGACATGACTGCTGAACAGATAACAACATTTTTGGGAGAACTTAAATGACTGACACAGATAAAGATCTAGCTGTTCACGTTGCTGTTTGTGAAGAGCGATATACCCATATAGCTGAGTCCCTTAAAAATGGAGAAAAGCGCATGGCTAAGATTGAGTATTTGCTCTACGGAGTTATGCTCCTTGTCCTTCTTGGCCCAGGTGTTGCAGCAGAATTCTTTAAAAAGTTTTTTGGAGTCTAAGAAATTGATCCTTTTACCCTTGTTGCTTTGGCTTCTGGAGCCTTTAAGCTGGTCAAGCAAAGTTGTGAAATGTACAAAGAGGGTCGGCAGTTTGTTGTCGATGCCAAGAAAGAAATTGATGGTGTCATTAAAGACGTTAAATCTGTACAATCAGATGCAAAAGGTGTCTGGGCTTTTTTCAAAGGTTTGTTTGGTGGTAAGACAGGAAAGAAAGCAACAGAAGCTAAGCCAGCCGTTGCAGTACCAGCCAAGAAAGTTAAGAAAGCTCCACCTCCAGAATTTGACGAAAATAAAATTTATGCCGATGTTGCAGATGCGTTAACAAAGTTCTTTCATGCTTATAACGGTTTAAAGTCGTACATCAAAGAACAAGAAGAAACAGCAACAAAGGTAGGAGATGAAGAAGGACAAGACATTGCAATCAAGTTAGTCATTGCTGACTTGCAGATGGAGAAGTTAAACGAGGAGCTGCGAGAGTACATGGTGTACCATGTTCCTCCTGAATTTAAGGATTTGTATAGCCGAGTAAACAAGATGATAGGACATATTGCCAACCAACAGCAACTTGCACGGAAAGAGGCATCGGACAAAAAGAAGGCATTGGCATGGCAACGAAAACAGGTTATCAACAAAATTCAGTTCAGAATTCAAATAGGGGTGGCAACTACCCTAGTGATCCTGTGGACTTGGATGACTCTTCTAGCGATGATACCTTCTACGTGATTGTGATTGTAATTTTGCTGTGCATCATCTTGTTCTTCATGCCTGTTTTAATGTGGATGTATATGGATATAAGGCAGACTGACATTAAGGTTCAAAAACTTATTAAGAAATTGGATGAAAAATGAAGCGTCTTATATGTTTAGTTTTTTTGCTTTTGTGTGCATGCGATGATCGATATAGATACAAATGTCAAGATTTTGATAACTTTCAAGATAAAGAATGTCAAAAGCCCAAATGCTTGTTTAGTCAAACATGTCCTGAATACCTTGTAGCACCAGTATTGGAGAAACAAATTGAATCTTCCCAACCCGCTCCAGTCAAACCCTGAAACCCGTTTTACCCCAGACGAAATTGAAGTTCGTATTTGGGCGTTTGTGGTTATTGCAATTACGATGATTCTTTTTGGGATTGTCATTGCGTTGCTTTACTCAGTAACGTTTGTGGTGCAACCTATTAAATCGATGGCTCCAATTGACCAAGCGTATACTAAAATGCTTAATGATATAGTATTACTTATTGTAGGTGGGATTGGTGGCATTGTAGGGAAAAGGGCTGTAGGCGGTGTAGCTGGCACTCTAGCGGGCATCAAACAAGCAACCAACCCTACGCCTCCTATGATGGGCATGATGGGACAGCCTTGCTATCCAGCTCAAGGTATGCAGGGTTCTATGGGGTTTTCCCCTATCCAAAGTTCGGGTCAACCGTTTGGGGCGATGCCTAACTTTACCAATCCTGCTCTAGATGAGTCATGGACACCCCCACCTCCGCCTACTACTCCTCCAACTTTGGAAGCAGACTCAGATCGTGAACACCAAGCTACTGCAAGAGAAGCAGTAAAGGAAGAATAATGCTTGGCATGGTCTGGACATTCTTTAGCGATTTGTTTTATTACATCGCTTTAGCTGTTCTTCTTGGCGGCTTTGGGTTATATTTATTAAGTTATCTGGCTAAGCTAATCCCTATGCTTGGCTCTTATGCGCTAGCTATGCAGGTAGCAGGCGTCCTATTTATATTTGGAGGTACTTACTATGTCTCAGATCATAACGGCTATCAAAGGCGCGTACTCGAAGATCAAGCAGAAATTGCAAGACTTAATGCAGAAGCTCGGGACAAAGAGCTAAAGACGCAAGAACAGATTGCTAAGCTGCAATCTAATTTAAGGAAAGCTAAAGATGACAACATGGCCAAACAAGCTAGTATTGATGCTCGCATTGATTCTGGCGAGCTGCGCGTCCCCTCCTCCTGTGGTGTACAAACCGCCACAGATTCCTCCTCTGGAAATGGAAACCAAGCCAGCGAACCTGAACGAGCGTTTCTTAAAGCTACTAACGCCCTCTTCATCGAAGCCGACAACGCCATCGAAGAACGAAACGCCTGCGTCGCCCAGTACAACGAAGTAAGGAATAGATTCAATGAACGCTGAACAACTCCAACGTTTACATATTGGCCCTGAGTGGGTTGATGCCTTAGATGCTACGTTTAAGCAATTTAAGATTTTCTCGCCAAAAGAACAAGCGGCGTTTGTGGGTCAGTGTTCTCATGAATGCGGTAATTTTCGTACTCTAGAAGAAAACTTAAACTACCGTGCCGAAACCCTGTGCAAACTTTGGCCGAAACGATTTCCTACTTTAGACTTTGCTAAACAATACGAACGAAATCCTCAAAAGATTGCCAATAGTGTCTATGCAAATCGTATGGGAAATAGGGATGAAGCGTCAGGGGATGGGTATCGTTTTAGAGGCCGAGGATGTATCCAGTTGACTGGACATGACTCGTACTGGCATTGCGGGCAGGCGTTGGGACAGGACTTTGTGATGAATCCTGATTTGGTTAAGGCTGCGATGTACGCCGCTATGAGTGCTGGCTGGTTTTGGTCTACTCACAAATGCGGTCAATTTGCTTTGGCTGGAGATGATGCTGGGTTGTGTAAGCGTATCAATGGGGGTTTATTTGGACTGCAAGAACGAGTACACTTGACCAATCAAGCATACGCTGTTTTTACAGGTGCATAATGGCCGCAATTACTCTTAAAGCTTTTTCTGGTGAGATTCCCAATCTACCGCCATATCTACTGCCGACTGAAAACGGACAAGCGGTATTTAACTGTGACTTTGCTCAAAAAGATTTAAGGCCGTTAAAGCTAGGTACTGTTCTTAATGGCACGGCGTTTCCTAGCCCCATCAAGGGAATTTATACAGAAGAAGGAACAAACTTCTTTACATGGACTACAGAAACAGCCGCATATAAAAGCCCAGTCATTGGGGAGACTTACGGTCGTGTATATTATCTAAACTCTTCTGGCATGCAGGTGGCGCAGTATAGTACGGCAACTTCTTCTGGTGGCCCACCAAGTTCATCATGGTTAGTTGGCGTTCCAACTCCAACCGCTGCGGGTGACCCAGACCCGTACAAAGTTAAACTACGGATTAAAGAAAGAACATCATTACCAGATTACCCAACCATCAGCGTCAATGTTGATATTTGGTGGGAATCAAACGGGGTTCAGTACCAAAAACAAACAGGGGTTACGCTTACTAGCGTAACAGATTGGAAATCGTACAGCTTTACTGTACCTGCAAGAACTCCATACAACGATGGTCAAACGGCTACTACGACTTCCACTTCTGGCGGGGCAAGTACTACTGTTGCTCCTACAGGTTCTCCTAGTGGTACTCCAGATGATGCCAGTCTTGTGGCGCATATTACGATCAAAGATACTTCGGTAACTCCAAATATTACTTTTTTTGATGTGACCGTATCTTCTGGGGCAACGACTCCAACTCAAAATCTTGTTTTTCCAGGAGGTGTTGAAATAGCTTTGACCACTGATGGTAAGCTTAGTTTTGTATGGGGAGTGATGGAAACCCGTGCTTATACATATACGGTGACTAATACATTTGGTGAAGAATCTGCTCCTGCGGGGGCTGATGTTATTGATGTAACTTACATGCAGCAGGTTATTATTAATACTAAAACACCAGATTTCACAGGATACAGGCCATACAACGCAACAAAAATTTATAGAACCTTTGGTACGGCTCCAGATTATTTTAATGTTGTGGTAGCCTCTCAAGCTACAACCATTACTGGAACTTTAGAATTTCTTGACTCTACTCATAAGGCAAGTGATGTGGGCTCAGTGCTTATATCAAATGAGTTTTATCCGCCTGAGTCAGGCATGCAGAACTTGGTAGCTTTGCCTAACGGTGTGTTTGCCGCGTTTAAGGGTAACACTTTATATCTTACAGAACCTTATAGACCGCATGCTTGGCCGTACCAACAGACATTTCCTAATGCAATCAGAGCTATTTGTACGGCTTCTCAATCTTTAGTAGTCACTACTGCGGCAGGAGCATACTTGCTTATGGGAAGTCAACCCGCCAATATGCAACAGCAGAGGCTTCCAATTCCTCAAGCTGGTCTTGATCCCAAGTTAATTCTTAATATTGAAGGTGCTGTAGCTTACGCGTCTCAGGACGGTATTGTTACCGTATCTGGATCAACGGCGTCTCTTAATATGAGCCAGCAGTTGTTTTCTAGGGAAGATTGGAGGAGCCGTTACTCTAGTATATTGACCCCTGGAAGTACTGCCCGCATGGCCTACCATGATGGATTTTTGGTACTGGTTGATAGTGCGTCTGCTCTTGGGTTCATTATTCGCTTAGACGAAGCCGCAGGAACATACACACAATTTAATCAGCAATTTGATGGCATGTTCTATTTGCCTGTGCAAGATACGTTGTATTACTCAGTTGGTGGTTACATCTATCGTTTTAGAAATAGCGGGTATTACACGCTAGATTGGCAGAGTAAAGATTTTGTGTTCCCTAGCTATACATCGTTTGGTGCAATGTATGTACGGGCTACGGCTTCGGTAACGGTAACACTTTATGCTGACGGAGTTCAGTACTATCAATTTACTGCGGCCACTACTGGTTACTACCGTATTCCAGCTACTGGTCTTAACGGGGCAACGGTGACCCCAGGGTTTGCCCTAAGATGGTCGGTACGTCTGCAATCTCAAAATTTAATTCAGTATGTGACTTTGGCCACGGATATGAAAGAACTCAAAGATGCCTGATTTTCTGCCAGTACCCCCGACAAGTTCTGTGACGGACGCTCAGACTAGAGCAGTCTTGGATGCTTTGTCTCAAAATATTCAAGTGGCTATTGAAAAGTTTGCCGCTACGGGTAATGTTGCGACTACTTCCGTTTCTGCGGCTAGGGGCGGGTTAAATTCTTTTGGTCAAAATCCTGGTTCGGTTATTAATAACAACACAAACTTTGCGGCGTCTTATACAAAAAATAATATGATTGCCGACTCAGCGGCATTGTTTGCGGCTAAATTAAATAAAGCGGCGGCAGATATTCTTAGTGGCCCAATTGACTTTACTACTTATGGTGGATTTAAAACCAGTGGTATGACTATTGCCGTTGACGGTACTGCCACAGGGCAAGGAGTTGCTTTTACCAGTAAGGGGATTGTTGGCCGCAACTCTACAACTACGACTTTTACTATTGACTCTACGACTGGAGACGCTAATTTTGCTGGGAATATTACTGGCTCGACTGGAACTTTTAATGGTAGAGTTTCCTCAAGTATTTACGGTAATTTAGTTACGTTGAATGAAGCAAGTAATAATTATTTTAGGGTTTACGATAGTGGAAGTAACCCAATATTTAGCATTTCCGGAGTATCGGGGGCTTTTGCCAATGTACGATTAAATGGAGCTGATTCTCTTTTAGGAGCGTTATCAAGTACCAATTCTGCTGGTGGGCCAGCTATTTATGGGGTAAACACTAGTACTGGAAATGGAATTTATGGAAACGTTACATCAAGTTCTGCTTACGGAGTTAGAGCGGCGGGTGTTTATGGCGGTAATGCTTTGTCTTCTGATGGCAAATTTGTTATATCCAGCAATGCTTTCGTAACAAATTTATATGCCAATTATTCTTACATTATGATTGGCGCAGCTTCCTCCGCGACTTTGTATTTTTACCAAGGCCCAACAACTGGAGCAAGTACAGCAAGTTTTGTGGGAGGGAATAAACCCGGCGGAACTTCTGGAAACAACCAATGGCTTGAGTTTTATATTAACGGTGTATCGTATCAAATTCCTGTGTGGGCATCATAATGAGAACAATCACAATTCCTACTGCGTCAGTCACTGAAGACATTAATAGCATAGAAGAGAATCCGGGAATCTTTGTAAGGTTCTTAGTTGGTAAAAAACTAGAAAACGGCAATTGGGTGCTTAATCAACACTTTGAAACTTTTGTTATTATGGGTCAAGATTATATTGATCTAAACGGCCCCCCTCTTGATTGGTGTCCAGACAAGCCTACAGGAACCTACAGGAACGACGATTTATGGCACTATGTTGATTTACAAAGGAACACCAATGCGTGAGCAAGTTTTAAATATTTTGGCTCAAATCCTAGCTAATAATCTTGGTAATCGGCTTACCAATGAGTTGGCAAACGGTATTGCTTTTGCGTTTAACGAGAACTATGAGAAGTTGGAAAAACAAGACAAACCAGCAGAATCATGATACGATTGGCATATGAACGAGTACCAGCTCACTGTTTTGCAACCCGCATCCGTTGAGATACTTTGGCCTGACCTGTACGCTTTACTGGCTCCTGCTGAAAAGTTTGCCCACGGTGAGTTTTTGATTGAAGACATTTTGAGTATGGTTCAAAATGAAAAAGCATTTGTTGCTGTCATGAGCCATAGAAAACATATTGATTTAGCCATTGTATTTGAAGTCGTGGTGTACCCTAGAAAAACAATCTTACATGTACTGGCCATGGGGGGAAGCGGGTTTGACAAAGTTATGAATTCTTGCTGGAAAGATTTAGAAAGATTGGCGTTGTGTGTTGGCGCGTCGTCTATTCGAGCAATGGTTCGGCCTTCCATGAAACGCTATGCGCGTAGAGTGGCTCCAGAGGCCAAAGAGGTTTATACTGTGGTCGAAAGACCGTTAGGAGAATAATATGGGTGGAGGAGGCGGAAGTCAATACTATTCAGGTCTTAATGACCTATACACCAAGCAAGCCGCAAACGCTGATGTCTTGGCGGGTCAATCACAAAAAACATTTGCCGACCTTGATAGACTACGCGGGCAAGCTCAAGATTACGGATCTCTTGCTAATCAAAATAAAATGGCCGGAACTGCCCGTGCCGATGCCGAATCTTCATTCGGCCATACTCTTAATGATATTGATACCAATTTAGCTTCTTATGGTGTTGATCCTTCTCAACAATCTAGCATGCGAGCCAAAACCAATTTGGGTTTAAAAGCCTATGCTGGCGGCGCAAGCGGCATGACCAATGCTCGAAACCAAGTTCAAAATCGTGGATTTGCCATGAATTCCGATGTAACTAGTATGGGACTGGGACTTCCTGGGCAAGCGACTACTGCACTTAGCGGAGCTGGAAATACTCTTTCTAGTGCAGGCACTATCTCAAATACAGCTATGGCACAAGAAGCTGCTGGCCTTGGTGGTATTACTCGCGGTGGGATTGATTTATACGGTTTGATGAGAGCCGCTAATGGCGGGCTAATTACTCCTGTTCATCGTTTTGAAGGCGGTGGATTTGTATTTCATGGCGGTGGATTAGAAAAAGCTCCTACTGGGTATGCCCCTGGAGGTATCGTTGGAGCCATGAAAAATATGCAAGTTGCCCCTCCTCCAAGTGGTGGCGGTGCTTCAGCCCCAGCTCAAATTGCCATGAACGGCCTTAGTGGAGCAGCGGCTCTTAATCGTTTAAAAGCAACTGGTGCGGTTGATAAAGCCCTCGGCGCTGGTGGTTCTAGTAATGCCGCTCTTGATGCAGGTATGAATGTTTACCCAACGGCTGCTGCGGCTGTTCCTGTTGCCGAAGAATCTGCTGCAACGGTTGCTCCAGAAGTTATAGACGCTATGATGATGTTACTTGCTGACGGAGGTCAAGCGCATCCTTTATCCGGCCATCCAAGAAACGGTATTCATGGCGGTGCAGTCCACGGCAAAGGCGGCCCCAAAGATGATTTGATTCCAGCGATGCTCTCTAACGGAGAGTTTGTTATGCCAGTCGGCACAGTTAAAAAGTACGGTTTGGATAAGTTGGAAAAGATGAGGCAGGATGGTCTTGCTTTTGAAAAACATTTAGGAATTAGGAGTCACGCATGAACATTTATGAATTAGCAGAAAAAGTAGGCGGAGAAATTGTTGGCGGCCGTTTGATCGGTGTTGTCGATGGTAAAAAACAATACTTAAGCGAAGTTGGTTCTGATGGCCAAGCGTTTTTAACTCCTGCTGGTTTATTATTAGCCAATGAGCCTATTCCTGAAGTTACTGTCGAAGAAGTTGTAGCCATAACGGAAGAGCCGCCAAAGCGTAAAAAGAAATCAGAAACTGATGTGGACGATGTCCAAATAGAAATCTAAGGAGTAATCCATGAGTTTAGCCTCTGCTCTCGGCGGTATTGGTCAAGGCGTATCGCAAGGTATCCAAGACCTTAATCTTCAAAGACAACAAAAAGCTCTTGAAGAACAGCAAGCTTTTCAAAAGACTCAGAACGCTCGTCTGTTAGCACAGCAAGCTGAGGAAGATCGTGTTGCCAACGAAATTCGTGGTATTAAGCGTACCAGTACTCCTGACCAATATGGTGAAGGTTATGAAGCTGAACACGCTCGTAATACCCCCGTAAGAGATGATAATGGCAATTTAATGCCTGGGGTTAAAGCAGGTATTTCTCGGCCACAACACGAAATCATGTCAGAAATGGCAGCTAAATATTTGGCTTCGCCTGACTTAAAACAGCAACAATATGGCCTTCAACTTCAACAAGCGTCTACGGCATTAGGCAAACAAGCTAAAGAACAAGCAGTCTTTGAGAAATATCGTCCTCAGTTTGAAAGGTTGTCTACGCCTACTGGTGCTTTAGATTATTTAAATAATCAAGGTATTCCAGCTTATAACGCTAACGTTCCTGATGGCTATAAAGTAGGTCAAGGCGTGCCCCTACCTAATGGCACTACAGCTTTCCATGTATTAGATAAGAATGGCAAACTTGTTGAATCTCATGCTGTTCCTACAACCGATCTCCAGAACCTTGCTGCTAAACATTTAACTGGTTTAGCTCAACATGAACTTGGTTATCTTAGTCCTGAGAACTTTCGTGATTTTATGAAGCACGGCTTGGAAGAAAGAAAAGTTGGGGCTACTGAAAGAACTGCTAACGCTGCTGAGAAAAACGCAGAAACGCAAGCTAACTTTCATAAGAAAGGCGGTGTTTATCAAGAAGTTGCCCAAGCAGCCAATGCCGCGCACATTAAAGCCGCAGAAATTGCAAAAAGCGCGCATGGTATGATGACTCCGCTACAGGAAGCTCAGTTAAAAGAACTAACTTCTTTTGCAGATTTGGCTGATAAATTTCAAAAGCAGTTAGACGATCCCAAGACTCCTAGGAAAGAACTTGAAAAAACTGCTAACCAACTGGCTGTACACCCTAGCGGAAAAGCTCTTAATACCGTTGTAGTTAAAGATACTAATACTGATATCCAGACGCCCGTAACGGTAAATAAATTTGAGCATTTGACAGACATTCATCAAAAAGGAAAAGCTCCCGAAACTGCTCTCAGCGCTATACAATCTGGTAAATTAATTGATCCAAAGACTAAAAAAGTTCGTCCAATTACCCTATCAGATGTTGAAGAATTTAATAAAACGTTCCCCAATAGTCCAGTTGATCCTTCAACCCTTCCGTATTTAAAAACAAAATAAGAGGTTAACCATGGCTGGTGTATGGGACGCATATACAACATCAGTATCCCCTGATGCCGCAAATAATGATAATCCTTGGATTGAATACGCAGGGGGCACATACAAACGTCCAAAACCAGCAAGCCGTGGAATTTTAGCTCCTTTATCTATAGCCAACGATGCCGTCATTACTGGCGTTAACGCTGGACTGGGACTTGGAAAAGCGGTTAGTGATTTTGTATCCGTTGACAATCCTGTGTCTAGAGGCTTGCAGTATGTTATTAACGAGGGCGAACAAAACTATAGTGACATAGTTAAACAAAATCGTGCCGAATTAAACCAAGCTATGGATGAAGGCGGTATGGAAGCCGTCAAAGGTGTTGGTAAGTTTATTGTTCAAAACCCAATTCAAACTGCCGCTGAAATCATAGGTAACGTGGGCCCGTTTGGTCGTGCAGTTAAACTTGGAGTTAAAGGCGCACAGTTAGCAGGTCTTGGTGCAAAGGGTGCTACTTACGCTGGTCGAGGTGTTGGAGGTGCTCTTGGTGCGGCGGCAGGCGGTGGAGATGCCGCCTCTAATGCCTATGAAATGGTCATGAATAGTCCTAATATTCCTGATGACCAAAAAGAAGTTCTTGCTAGACAAGCTGCTCGTGAAGCCTCTGCCCTTCCAGCGTTGATTGGCGGTGCGTTTGGTGCAACAGGTCTTACAGGTAACATCGCAAATCGAGCCGCAGGTAAAGCCGCCCAGCACGGTATTCTACGCACAGGCGCAACCGAGTTTGGACAAGAGTTTGGCGAGGAGGGTATTACCCAATTATCAGCTAATCTTGCCGCGCGTCAGTATGATCCTACTATTGACCCCATGAAAGGGGTTGTTGGAGCCGCTACATACGGTGGTTTCCTTGGTGGTTTAGGTGGAGCAGGTAATTCCCTTTTAAACCGTCCTAGAGTGCCGTCTAACTTACTGCGCCCTGATACCGATCAAACGTCCGCTGACGATCAAAACCAACCACTGCTGGGTTTAAACCCTAATGTGCCTTTGCAATCTTGGATTAATCAGCAGACTGGTGTGTCCGCACCGCTTAACCAAAACGCTTTGAAATCTAGGCAAGCCGATATTATGGCTGCCATGAATGAACCATCGGGTCAGTTTGCCTCCGATGAAAATGGTATTGAGCGTGAGCTTACCATGGGAGAAGTAGCCACAAGAGGGTATGCTCCTCCCAAACAAACGACTGCCGCCCCAGCTACTACAACAGAAATATCTGATGAAGTTCAAAAAGCCGCTGATGTTGTTGGTATATCATTGACAAATAAAAAAGGCACGGTAGTTGGCCAGCGAGTAGAAAACTTAACTCGCGCTCTTAAATTGCTAGGAGAGGAATCTATAACGCAGGATCAGTTTAATGAGACTGTGGATCAAATTAAAAAAAATCGCTATGGAGCGGTTAAGAAAATGCTGGATCAGGTTGAAGCCGATGTGGCCGCTAAGGCAGATCAAGCCGCAAAACTAGCCGAAGCAAAACAACCTCGCCGTGTTAAAAAGGAAGCCGATGTCAGCGCACCAACTATACCTGCCGAGTCCATTAATCCAAGCGTGCCTACAGGGAGCCCTGACACAGCAGGAGGCTTGGCTGCTTCAGGATCAAATGCTATTGTCGGAGGAACCAATAATTCTACTGCCGTACTCCCTAATGCCAATAGTGGAGAAGTTTCACTTCTTTCAGGCGGAGCCAGTCAACCAGTTACCCCTGTAGTCCGTAGAAAACGAGTAGTTAATGTCGCCGGGCTGCAACCTGCACAAGCTTACACCGCAGATGCTACGGTACAAGACAACGTACCTCCCCAGGCAGCAGCACCAGGACTCAGCACAGAAGATCAACTAGAAATTGCTCAAGCTACAGGCAACGCTTCCGAACTCCAAGCTGAAAACGATGAAGAAACTGGATTGCGGCTTGAAGAAACTGAGCAACACAGACAAGATACTGTTAAGGCTATATTAGCTAAAAGGTTTGAAAAGTCTAAAGATCCCGCAAGAGATACTGCAATTGCTCTAGCTTATATTGAGGCGTTGAAGAACGCACCGCACAATTCAAAAGGTTTGGTAAAAGCTCGGATTGGTCAGCAGTTTGGTATTGGAGTTAAATCCGTTGAAAAGATTGGTGACACGGTTGCTTTAATTAACGCCGCCCAAGCCATGGGCTTAGACCCCAATAGTGTTCGCGGTCTTTTTGAAGTTAGCAATAATGCCAATACAAGTTTAACTGGTGAGCAAGAAACAGGTGTTGTACAAAAAGCTTTGGCCGCTCAAGGTGTTAGTACAGGTGAAGGCGAAAACATTGGATTTGGTGTTGAAAACGATTTATACAAACAAGGTAATGCCAAAGAAGGCATTGGTGATACTGCTAATGCTAAAGATGAAGCTTTTGCTAACACCATAAGTTCTTTGATGGATCAGATTGAAGCTTTGCAAGAGGTTGCCTCTACGACTGGTGCGGACTTGACTACTCAAATTGAAGGTTTGCAAACAAAACTAGTTAAAGCTCTTACCGATTACGAAACTGCGTTAAAAGGAAAGAAAAATGCCGTTCAAAAGCAAAGCACAAGAAAAGTGGATGTACAGTCAGAAACCGGAAATGGCGAAACGGTGGGCGAAGGAGACTTAACCCCAGGCATTAAATTGCCATTATCATCTGCCAAATATCAAAGCGCTACCGAACAAGGTAACGACGAAGAAGACACTGACTCGGAAAAAGAAATAGATGGTAACCTAGGATTTCAATCTAGAACTAAACCAATACAACTGGTCGATAACGACAAAACTTCTTTTAAAGCTGTTCCCACTAATTTAGCGGCGCTAAGTAAAAACGCTGGCTTTATGAGGGCGGCTAAATATCTAAATGCTAACGGCCTTGCTCATACAATTAACGGAATTAAAAACTGGTTTGTTACCAGTGAACCAGTTGCATGGGATGCTCTTTTTATTATGATTGATGGTGAGCCATCGATTGTTTTTAGTCAAGATACATTAGATGGTAGCGAAGCTTTAATGGCCGTAGCTGCTTTACATGAGATCGGCCACTCAGCGGATAATGTTTTTAACGGTGGGGATTTTTCAGGTGAGCCAGAATTTAATTTAATTTTAAAAAATGGAGTTGTTAAAGCTGCACCTAAAGGAACTGTAGTTGCCGAAGTTATAAATCATTCTAACGAAGACACAGCTCTTTCACAGTTACTATATTATCCGTTGATTGATAACAAAGGCCTGACGGCAGACGACGCTAGAACCGAAATTTTTGCTCAGCTATTTGCATTTTCAAGTTTGCCAAAAGGTATGCAATTTTTAAGAGAAAACTTGCCGCTAACTGCGGCTTTTATGGAGAAAACACATGAACAAATTAGAGCCTCAAAAGAAACAACCGCAACCGAAGCAAAAGGTGCTCAGCCAAGACAGGTTCAAAATAGGGCCGAAACTGGAACAAATGGTGCTAGGCAAAGCCGTGGCAACACAGCCGCAGCGCAAGGCATCTTAAACTCTCCGCAAGTTCAATCGATTACCGAATCTTTAAAAGCTACAACTAGCACTGCTTTAAATAAGATTGCATTTACATCGGATGTACTAAGGAAAGCTATTTCTCAAGGGTTAACTGAAGCTAAAAACTTGATGCGTTTGTATCAGCAGCGTTCAGCACTCATGAATAAACTAGAAGTTCAAGCAAGAAAAGTAATAGATTTATCTGATAATATTAATCCAACTGAACTGCCATTAGCACATACTTTTTTACGCGATTCAACTCGTTTAGCAAAGTGGGGTTTTCAACCTGATTGGATCAAAACGCAAGTTGCCATAGACCCAGCTATGCGTGCACGGTATGCTCCATTATCTAAAGAATCTAAAGCTTGGATTGAAGCAACCTTAAAACACGGCCATGACATGCTTCAGAAAAAGAAGAATGCGGCTACTGATGCGGCTAACCTTGAGTACGATGGTTTAATTGCGGATGCTCAGTCAGATAAAGATTTGGCAAGAGTAGCTAAACTCCAAGCCGCTAAAGCATCTAAATTAAAAGAGTACGGTCGTCTGTTTCGTTTAAATGAAAACTCTCCTTACGCGCCCCTAAAACGTTTTGGTGATTATGTGGTTGTGGCTATGTCTAAGGAATATGAGCAAGCTAAAAAAGCCAACGATACCAAACGGATGAAAGAGCTTGAGAAAGATGAGACTCATTATTTTGTAGATTTTGCTGAAGACAATGCGGCCGCTCTAAAAATGATTAGAGATTTAAATGAGTCTAACCAGTACAGCGATGTCTACGGTCGTGAAAAAGAAGCCGTAAGAGATAGCCTCTACGGTGGAACAATGCTTGCGTTGTCTAAATTAAAAATTACCCTTAACGCTGAACTAGAGAATACCCATAGCGCCGCTGAAAAAGCCGCAATCAAGAAAACACAAGACATGGTCTTGGATATGTTTCTTACTTCTTTGGCCGAGAATAGTGCACGCAAATCTGAACTAGCCCGTAAGGGGATTGCAGGTAACATTGACATGTTGCGTTCGTTTGCAACACAAGCTCGATCCGATGCTCACTTCTTAGCGGCGTCTAAGCATAACTCTGAGACAAACTTGGTGCTTAATAAAATGCGCCAACAGATGAAAGGTTTAAAGTCATCTCAGCAACTTGAAGCGTCTAAGACATTTAATGAGATTCAAAAGAGGCATGGCGAGTCCATGGAGTTCCATCAAAACAATTGGACGGTTGGATTGATTAACCGCGCAACATCTATTTGGATGTTGGCTACTAGCCCAGTCTATTATTTGCAAAACTTGACTCAGCCGTTCATGTTGTCTTTGCCAGTCATGACAGAACATCACAATTACTTAAAGGCGGCTACGGCATTGTCAAAGGCTTACACAGATGTTGGTGCGTTGTTTGCCAAAGAAAAAGCTAATGGCGATATTGATTTTAGTAAGTTTCCTGCTGATGTAAGAAAGATGTTGGAAGTTTTGTCTGACCGTGGAAGAATTCAAATTTCCATGGATGCTGAACTTGGCCGTGTTCAATTAACTTCTACTGGCGTTGCATCTAAGGCATGGAACAAAGTCGACAATATTATTCGGTCTGCATCAGAAAAACTTGAAGCCATTAATCGTGTAACAACTGCTATGGCAGCTTATCGTATGGAGCTTGCTAAAACTGGTAATGTGAATACCGCAATTGACTACGCCGATAGAATTATTGAACGCACACACGGCGATTACACATCAATTAATGCACCAAGAGCTTTTAATACAAACCTAGGTAAAGTGGCTTTACAGTTTCGTAAGTTTCAACTTATCCAAGGTACACTGTTAGTCAATCTTGTCAAGAACTCTGTTAAAGGCGAAAGCGCAGAAGTTAGAGCGGGGGCAAGAAAAGCACTGGCATTTACTTTAGGCCACACCGCTGTTATGGCAGGTGCTGTTGGACTTCCTGGATTTGCCTTGTTGTCATTCTTACTCAGCAATCTTGGTCGTTTATGGCAAGAACCTGAAGATGAGCCTTTTGATTTAGAAAATACATTGAGAGATATGATCGGGGATGAAGATCTCTCTAACCTGCTTTTACGCGGTGCGCCTAACCTTGCAGGTATTGATCTATCAGCCAAGCTTGGTATGGGCAATGTATTTTCTATTGTTCCTTATTCAGATGTAGAGTTGTCTCGTAAAGGGTTTAATGAAATTGCCGTTGGATTATTGCTTGGCGCATCAGGCGCTGTAGGTACTAAAGTCTTTGACGGTCTTGGTCAAATAGCTAAAGGTGAGTATTATCGTGGCATAGAAACATTAATGCCCACAGGTATTGCTAATGGCATGAAAGCTTACCGTGAGCAAACTAGCGGAGTAACTAGACGTAATGGTGATATTATATTGCCATCCGATGAGATTGATGCCTTAGATACTTTTGCTACAGCTATTGGCTTGACGACAACTAAGAAAGCTCTACAATCTCAGCGTAGTGAAAGAAAGTATCAAACCGAACAGCACTTTAATGAGCAAGGTGATAGGATTCGTAATGAGTTTTTACAAGCCAAAAAGAACGGCGAGTCTACTGAAGAAACTATAGACAAGTGGAAACGTTTACAAGATAAAAGAGTTGAGATGGGATTTAAACGTCAAAGTATAGGTGCGTTGTTTAAAGCTGCCCAACAGCAACGCTCTAGAGAGAAAAATGTTATGGAAGGAATTCCTTATAACAAGTCTAACAAACGATATGTTGAGCAGTTAACAAATGTCTAAGGAAGATGATGGCTACAACACCAGCATGGCAAAGGAAAGAAGGAAAGAATCCGAACGGCGGTCTGAACGCCAAGGGTCGGGCATCTGCAAAGAAAGAGGGGATGAATTTAAAGCCTCCCCAACCCAAGGGTGGATCGAGGAAAGACTCATTCTGTGCGCGAATGACTGGAATGAAAGAAAAGCTAACATCCGACAAGACGGCAAAAGATCCTAACTCAAGGATTAATAAATCTCTCAGAGCTTGGAACTGCTAACATGGCTACTAAAAATTGGATTGCTGGAGCAACTAAAAATAAAGGTGCGTTGCACCGTGCTCTAGGTGTACCCGAAGGGAAGAAAATTCCATCAGGTAAATTAGCGACTGCCGCAAAGGCATCGGGTAAGTTGGGCAAAGAAGCTCGCCTTGCTGAAACCTTAAAAGGGTTTAAGAAAAAATGAAAAAACCTCAAAGCAAATCAACTGTTAATGCGGCAGGCAATTACACCAAACCAGAACTGAGAAAGAAAATTGTGTCTAAGGTAAAAGCTGCCGCTACACAAGGTACAGGCGCAGGTCAATGGTCAGCCCGTAAAGCACAGCTTGTCGCTAAGAAGTACAAGGCTTCAGGTGGGGGCTATAGAGATTGAAAGCACCACAAGAATCTCTTAAAAATTGGGGCGATCAGAAGTGGCGTACCAAGAGTGGAAAACCATCCAGTAAAACTGGAGAACGGTATCTACCCGAAGCAGCTATCAAATCTTTATCTTCGTCCGAGTACGCGGCAACTACAAAAGCTAAACGTGCAGGTAAAGCGGCAGGTAAACAATTTGTTGCACAGCCTAAAGGTATTGCCAAGAAAACGGCAGGGTTTAGATAATGTCCAAACTTGAAACTCGTTTGACAAGACAACTTGCTTCACAGGGCAACAAGAACGCCAAAGGCATGGCTATTGCCATCATGACTAAACGTGGGGATTTGAAGAGCGGTAAGCTCACCGCCAAGGGTGAGTCCCGTCAAGCCTTAGGTAACGACGGTCGAGCCAAAGACCGTGCAGCTAAAGCCAGTGGTCGTTCTGCTAGTGACTTCAAGTACAACCCAAAGACTAACGCAGCAACGCTGAAGAAGTAAAAAATGCCCCCGATGATTAGTCGGGGGCTAAATCCACAAAAGGAGAAACAGACAACTGCGGTTGTCGGGAGAATCATAACCCCACAGCGGTTTCTCTGTCAACTTCATTTGCAACTAAAGTCAACGTGGACACAACGCCATCAATATCTAGCTTGTGCATGTCTACTACTATACACCGTTGCTGTACCGTTGGGTAGTCAGTCCCGCGTGTCAATGTAAATTTCTCACCTTTCTTTAATAGCACCCCGTCCGTGTCAAGCTTATCAAGCATGACGTTGTAGTCATAACGGTTTTTAATACACCAATCCCTGATTTCCTTTTGAGAAATAGCCATATTGCCAGCGAGGGTTTTTTCGTTATTACTGCCAAGGATGTATCTACCTGCAATTTCACCTATGATGCGATTGCGTGGCGACTCAGGGCCTCGACCATCACGCTTATCTCTATACTCATTTGTCACAAGGATACGACTAGCTACGCTGCTCATCATGCGATTGAAAGCTTCTTCCTCGGTCACGGAGTTAGTTATCATCACGGTATTTGCAAGATTACCGACTAGCGTGTAAGTAAAAGTTTTAATTCCATCAAGATCAAAGTCCACGATGCCCAAATCTTTCGCTATACGCGCCATTACCAATGTGCAAGCTGAGTGCGCTCTATAAAAGCGATATTTGGCATCAGGCAGTACCTCGGACATATCCATGGCCACTTGCCTTAACTCGTTCATTACAGTTTTGTAGTTAGTGACTACGTACTTAACCATAGCGGCTCCGGCCATACCGGAATTCTCTTGCATGGTTTTCATTGCTTCTGCTACTAAAGAATGTTCTTCTACTGCGTTTTCAAGAATTGGTACTCTAGGAAATCTATCTGCGTTGATTTGAATTAGACGAACGGCTTCTGCCTGTGAGTTAGCTTGTGTTGCCGCAAGTAATCCATGGAAGTCTCTGTTGCCTGTGACATAAGGACTGCATCCCCACTCTGATGAATTGGCAAAACCTACCGTACCGCCTCTTGATTGCAAGCGTTCTTTCTCCTTACCGTTCGATACTCCATAAGCCAAGTCACTAAATAACTGTGGCTCCATGTTTGTCAACTCATCAAAGAGAATCGGCAGGTTATTAAACGCTCCAAGAAACGCATACAAGGCGTTGTGCGTTGCGCCGTCCTTAGAGTTAAGAGTCATCCTTGGTGCGTAGCCAAACGCATACATAGCCGCATGGCATGCTGTAGTCTTACCTTGTCCTGTCTTTCCGCCTTGAATCGCAAGCAGTAATCCTTTATACAAGTCTTCGCACAACGGAGTTAATAACGAACCCCACCCTGCACAGATAATGTATTGGTACATCTCACTCTGCTTACGGTTGTATAAAAAGTTAATTGCACTTGAGTACTTCTGCAAACTACCTTTGGGTGTAAAGTTCTTGGCAAAGTGTTTAGCACTACCTCCTAGCAATACTCTACGCTCTGTACCATCGCACCCATATAACGTATCTCCCAAGAGAAACGCTGTTTGATCGTTCTTCCATCCATAGGCAGTCATGGTACTGACTTCCTCGACTTGAGTCTTTAGTGCCTGTAGTTGATCTCGTAAGTATGCGGCCATGTGATTTCCTGCGTCTTTGTGATTACTCTGAGTCAGTTCGTACTTAGCCATTGCACGGAGCATATCTGTATTTGATGCAACTGAATCTCCTGGGATTTCAAAGTCTCTTATGCGCTTATCCGGTAGATGTAAACGTATACCGTACCTAAACGTACCGTCCTCTGATTTGATTCTAGAGGTTGGATAAAAAAGATTGTAACTAAAAGCCAGTGGGTGTAGAACCCCATCCTTATCAGGCAGTAATCTCGCCATCAAATTACCATCCCACTGGTATCCGTTTGGGAGTGGAGGTATCACCGTAGTTGTTGCCTCACCCTCTTCGGTCGTTACTTCTTCGATTGTTTCAACTGAGATAGGTATGATTCGGCCAAGAGCAATAGGGCCTTTGATCTTGCCTTTAAATTCACAGCCTTCGCATGTATCAGGATTATTCCTGATGAAATGGTCACAGCTTGTTGGGTCTTTCTCCCATGAGTCCCATTTATTTTGCCAGTCGTCTTGGTCATGCCCTTCCATCCTTTTCTCAACCCATAATGGCATCAATGCTTCGCCATCACTACAGAATTTAGCAACGCCTACAACGCCTCTAAAAACTTCGTAGTTTCCTGAACCTTGACTATCTCGGAACGCTCCAAGCTGAGCACACTTGTTAGCCGCTTCGTCCAAAGAGCTTTGCATAACGGGAAACATTCCTGCAAGCATGTCTGCGTTACGACTTCGTTTAAGGCTTTTCTTTTTTACTTCGCGCAATAACGGTACTTTGTTTTCTTTTACGAATCGTTGTAACGCTACGGCAAGCTCAGATGGATCAGTCACCGAACCACTAACTAATACTTTAACTTCTTTACGCTCACCGTTCTTACGATTAAAAGTTTCAGGTGTTCTGAGTATTGATGCAAAGTCCGATGTACGACTTGGGTCTGCTAATACTTTTTGATGAGCAAGCGTCGCCTTGAGTATCGTAGCTACAGCAACCCATGCTTCGGACTTTATATCTTTTGTTAACGGCCAGTAAGCGTGTATGCCATTACCTGAAGAAACAACTAAAGGCTTTGGCCATCCAATCGTGTCACAAAAACCAAAGATAGCTTGCGTGGCATCTCTCTTAGTTAGGTATCCTTTTCCTGCATCAAACTTTTCTTGACCGCAGTCTATGTCTATCCAAAAAGATCTAGCCCTATCCCAGTTGTCATCAACTCTGTATTTCTTTTTGCCGTCTTCCAATTCAATACAAGGCTTTAAGTACGACGCACACGCATGGTAAACCTGTAACTCGCTACTGCGCGCAAACTGTCTTGCGTCCGCAACCATAGTCGCCAAGTCTGTGTATGCAGCATGTGTGGGGATTTTATACCCCGTCTTAAAGCAAGCAAGATAATGAATTCCGTGCTCAGGCGTGATTAGCCTAAAGAACTCTAGTGCGTCCATGTTAAACCCTTTCTAGTGGGCCTTTACCATTCGCATGCGCTCCAATGCTAGTCGTTCGGTTAATGTGATTAACCACCACTTCTTTTAGCTCATCCATCTGTATGGATGTTGTACCGTATTGAACAATGATTCTACCAATCAACTCTGACAAACCGATGATGATCTCGGCAGGATTGAATGGATGTTGTAACAGCATGTCGTTAGTTTCTTTGACAACTCCTGATACTTTCCGTGCGTCTATTTGTATCTGCATTTAAAACTCCAGTAAGGGGGCAGTGCCCCCTGTGATTAATCGTCAAAGTTAATTCCGTCTAAATCAAATTCCTCTTCTTCAATAGGAGGTTTCTTCTTAGCCGCAACTGGTTTCTTTTTAGGAGCTTCGTCTTCATCAACGGGCTCAGCGACAATCTTCTTTACTGGCTTTGGAATCTCTTCGTCTTCTTCTATCTCTTTTAGAATGGCCTTTTGATCGGCAACAGCTAAGTCTTCGTGTACGCCAACCATGCTTCCACCAACAATGTCACGGACTAAATCGGTATCAGCCATTTCCTTAACACCACGGGCGGTCTTATCATCTAAGAACCCAAGAGGTTTAAATGCAAGCTTTGATGAATCAGCTTCAAAAGATATTTTAGTAACGACTTGATCGAAATCAGCATCACGGTTATCTAAGAACTTAATGTAGTCGCCAAGTGTTTTCAATGATGCAGGAGGAATACGCAGGAGCATAGGCTCATTGATTTGATCTACAGCCGCAATTGCTAAACGCTTAGTGTCAGAGCAAGCTTTACCTTTGCCTTGCTTAGCAGAACCGTATTGGTTGTGCATACATGTAGCGCACTTCTTGGACTGTGCGTTCTGTGCATCGTTTGCAGGAGCTACGCCATCGGTTGAGTAGCAGTCAGGCTTTTGCTTCTCGCTTGACTCAGGATCATAATCTTTGATGTAGAACACTTTGGCCAAGCCTTTGTTAGCGTTCACAATAACTACCTCAATGCTTGTTGCGGCACTGTCAGGGTCTTTAGGGTTCTTGAGAATAGTACGCTCACCGTTTTTGACTACGGCAAATACTTTATTTTTGATTGAGATAACTGGGTATCCACCTCCACCACCTAAGCCACTTAAGATAGAAGCGTTTCTGCCTTCTGTTCTTGTACGCACATGGGAGGGCAAGTTGCCACTGTCGAATGGGATAATTCGCATGATGTTTTCCTTATGATCTGCGGATGTTTATTGTACGTTCAACGTTGTAGTTGATTCCTGGGGGTAACTCGCCTTCGTTAGCTTCAGCGAATTCTTTTACAGCAGTCGACGATGCACGGACTTCTATCAATGGCCATTCATTATTTTCTTTTACGAAAGTAAAAAAGGCATCTTTATCAGCTACCGATGCAGACGATCTAGTGCTAGAGTAAGCAGTGCCGTGTTCTGTTTTAAGAGAATCGACTCCTGTTGTGTTCATGATCTCAAGAAATTTGGCTTCGAGTTTATCCATCTTTACTTGAACTGGTGCAACCGCTTCTTGAAACTCTGATTTTAATTGAGCTTTCTTATCACGGAGTTTGATGTAGATTTCTACTGCATCTGATATTTTCATTCATTTTCCTTTGTGGGGGAGTTACTGTAATTTAATTAAATTGATTTGTAAATAAGGGTTTATGAAATTGGCCTCTCTTTCATCATGTCTAACAAAATACCTTGCATAGATTGTTTTGTCTCTAAACGTTGGTACACTCTTTTTTCAACTTCTGAACCCGAGATGTGAGCGATCACTGTCGTTCTCGTCTGCCCTGGCCGTCGCACTCGGGCGCATGCTTGCTCATAAATCTCATTGCTGTGAACTGGCGCATACCAAACGATTGTTGTTGCGGCAGTTAGGGTAAGCCCGTGTGACATTGTTGCCGCATTGGCGACTAAAACCCTCGGGTATTCTGTCTTCTGAAAGCTAGAAAATATACGATCTCTGTCTGACTTTTTGGTGTCTCCATTAACAATTTCAACTGAGTAACCTCGCGTGGTCAGCTCCTCAGCAAGGGCTTCAAGTGCGGCCGTCAATGGTACAAACACAATCACTTTGCCTTGTGATTCGTCAATCAATTCTTGTAAGGCGTCAACCCTTGGTTTGCTTGGAATCAATACTTCTTGATGGTTCAATCCGTATGCTACACCGCATGCAATTTGTATGAGTTTGTTGGCCTTTACAGCCTCGTTGACAGCAAGAATATGACCGCCGTGATACTCAGTAGACAACTTGGACAACATGTCCTTGTAGGCTTTCTTTTGCTCTGTTGTCATCTCTACTGTGCGTGTAATGAATGTCTGTTCGGGTAGGTCAATACAATCGTCTAATGAATACCTAATGCTTGGTTGCATCATGTCATAGATAATATCGTTGGCCTCTTGCCGTGGTATCCATTTGAATTGAGTAAGCTGACGCATAACCAAGTCTCTGAATTTACCAAAGTACATCGGTACAGTTTTGTTATCAGGTGTAATCAATCGGCATTGTGCCCATGCGTCTGTCGGTGCGTTTGGTGTAGGCGATCCGGTCATACCCCACACTCGTCTAGGCACTTGCTTATTACATATAATGTTTAGCGTCTTCCATCTATCCGTGCCTTGGTTACGCGCAAGGGCTAACTCGTCAACGACTATGAGATCAATGTCAGGCCTCTTCGCCAGCAGATCTTTTATAGTGCTTACACCATCGATGTTGATGATGTAGACATCCGCTTCCTCCTCCAGAATTCTACGACGTCGCTCTCGCGTACCATAAAGAACTCTAGCTTCAAGATGAGGGAAAGTACCGAACACCGAATCAGCCCATGTTCTTTCCATGGTAGACAGCGGACACACGACTAACATACGCTTAACTGATTTGTGTTTACGCAGATAATCAAATGCCCATAGAGCAGAATTGGTTTTACCTGTGCCCATATCGTTCAAGCAAAATGCACGACTGTACATAGATAAGAATGAGGCAGTAGCGATCTGCGCCTCGAACGGCGTGTGCTTGCCTTGCACCTTTGGCCATTCATAATGAAGTGGCATTGGGTCAGGTACTTCAAAGCCTAGACTTCTTAGTACTCTTGTTTCGTCAGGCCGATGGGGTATTGCTACCGTATGTTCATCGACCTTAACCGCAGTTGGTATTACCGTTGTGACTCTGTTTGGATTTTTGAGTTTGAGTACAACAGCTTTCTTTCCTTTGTGTATTCTCATTTACTTATCAGGGTTGTAGCTTCCTGAACCTGCACGCCATCCTCTATTCGTAGAGCGAGATTCCACTTTCGTGTTTCCTTTGGAGTTAGTCCCACCATTAGCCAATGACTTGAGATGTGCAACATCTTTTCCATCACCGACGCTTGCTGTGCCTCGCTTGATTGCATCTCTTCTTGCGGCGTTGTTCTTGACACGTTTTGCTACCTCCTCAGGTTTTGCGTTGTACGCTTTTTGATATTTCAATTTTTGAGGTGTTGATTTCGTCATCATAATCTCCATACTATGTTTTCAAAAAAGTCGTGAAGCTGTGTTACATCATCGACCACGATACAATTTCCTCCGTGTTCAGTAATCTCTTGCATTACTTGTTTTTGATTTTCGGTTGTGTTATTTCTTTTGCCAATAGCTTTCGTCTCGATGCCAATGAAATGTCCTTTGAAGCAACAAATAAAATCAGGGATACCGACTCTGCCCATGCCATTGGATACAGGTTGGAAGTACCATATGTTTTTTGTTTTGAGGAATTCTCTGACATGTTTTTTTACCTTTGCTTCGGGGGTCATAGATACTCTCGTTTACCGTTGTACTTGCATGTGATTACTGGACACCATGCTTTGCACAAGCCTGATGATTTCTCAGGCCACTTGTCATTCTCGTAAGCGTCTTCTAACTTCTTAACTCTTGGAAGTAGAGGTTGCCATATGGTGTGTAAATCTTCTCTTTCAATAGTGGCTTTATCAATTTTCTTTTCTTTCAGCCAAATAAACATTGTCGTTACCGTATTGACTTCAGGGTAGTAAGCAAATGTATAGCCCGCGTACAACTCCAACTGCTCGGTAAGTTTGCGCTTACCTGTTTTGTAATCAGCGACTAATGCTTTATCTCCATTGATAACTAACAAGTCGGCAAGACCACGACTCCATGACGTTGACCATTCAGTAGGCTCAAAGTTTTTATCGATGGCAAATTGTTTCTCTGCTATCTTCTCACCCTTCAACGCTGTAAGCTTGTTAAGTATAGGTTGCCATTGATCCATACCTTCAGGCAATGGATCGCCTTTGAGAACGAAATTCTCGCATGCTGTATGAACTCTTGTACCCCACGCACTATACTCGTTAGGAGGCTCTGCTACATCTTTAGCAACCTTTGTGTGATAGAACTTTTTAGGGCATGTCTCGAATGAATCGATATTGCTGTATGACCACGGCTTCATTGTTTCTCCATAGAATAACGTCCCAAAGTCATGATTCGCTTCGGGTGAAACTCCAATATAGTCTCATCAAAACCGTTTGTCAATATCATTTAGCATCGCCATAACATTCAGCCATATCACCCTCTGACCATGTCACTAATTCAGGCCACCATTTAGGCGGTGTACGCATAATTTTATGTAGTAACTTGAGCAAGGTTTCTGCGTAATTTTCAGGCACTACATAGACCAGTTCGTCATGCACCATGAGCGTTGGTGAAAGCTTAGTTAATCTCTTGAACTCAATTGAATTGTCAGCGATCACATCTCTTGCCAAGGCTTGAACTAAATTCTCTACGCCCTTTCCAGCGTAAATCTTTGCTTTATGTCGGCCTGCACCATAGAAGTAATCGTACTTACCATTGGTGTTTTCTTTTCGCAACTCAGGGTAATAGATACTCCTGCCTGATGGTAGTCTTACAGCCCTATGTTCCGTTACGCACAAACCCCATGGGTCAATTGCTTTCTCCGTTCCTTGCATCATGTCGGTTAATGAGTGCTGAAACAGTTTCCACCCGTCCACAATATCTGAGTACGTTTGACGCCAGTCGGTAACGATGGCAAGAGACTCTTCATCGCTCAACTCTAGCCCACCCATGAGCTTAGCCACCTTCTTAAATGTAGGTGCACCAGCCCCAAATCCTAGGCCTAACTGAGCTACCTTGGCTAGTTGCCGTTGATCCTTTGTCACCTGTTCTGGATCGATCTTATACCTTGCAGACGCAAACGCTTTGTACAAGTCAGCTTCGGGATCGGCAGCGTACATGTCCATCGATGCTTGTACCTTCCACAGATAATGATTGACACGCAACTCAATACCCGACAGATCAGCCACAATAATCATCTTACCCTTCGGGGCACGCAGACTCATCCTCAACGCATCGCTAGGCTTTGATAACTTCGGGTTTACCCTAGGTAGGTTCTGCATGTTGTACTGTTCGCCTGACCATCGACCTGTAGTATCCGCACCGCAGTACTTTAGTGGTACGGGTAGCTTACCGCCCACGGCCCTGGCCGCTCGTACAAATGCTTCTAGACGCGTTTCTAGTATGGTAGACTTTACTTCAAGGCGAGCCCGCGCCGCCGCAGAGACAAGTGGGTTTGCATGATCGAGCAATTGGAGGAAGCCTTCGTCTGTCTTGGCCAGAGCATGAGTCATCTTCTCAGGGTTAGTTGGTGAGGGTTTTTGAGGCACATCCACGCCCAAAGATTGCAGTAAAGTACCGAACTTTAATGAACTCGCAAGCTCAAGTTTGATTCGATCTTCGTCTCCTGATACTTCTAATATGGTCGCCAAGTCGATGAGGGATTGTTTCTTTTCTTCCTTCACATCGATCAGGGCTTGATCTACCATGGCAAAGTCCAACTCAAGTTTAGGCTCAACAAGCATCCTCGTTGTCATGTCTATGAGTAGCATCTCCTGTTTAGGGAATCCCTTGGCTAACGCCTTGAACAACTTAGCACACAGGTCAACATCCATCTTGTTGTAATCTCGTAGCTGATTTATATCAGCAGTAGTCAGATCACTTAGGTGTTTACCCTTAGTAAGTAAATCCATTTTCGCGCCCAAGCTCAGCTCATGAGCTAGTGCTTTCAAGCTTACTCCACAAGTCTTTTTGTACTTGCTAGTTGCCATAGCCTGAGTACAGCCCCACATCGCAGGTTTTAAATTAATCCTCCATGCCATGATGCACGAATCAAACCCTGACATGTTATGTCCAATGGCCATCTTATCTGACCAATCAATTGCCTGTAAGGTTTCCTTAACCTTATCTTCACCAAAGACCACGATAGTTTCTTCATCGCCTATCTTGTAAGCGCATGAGATCAACTCAGTCTCAGGGTGCATAACATACTCTGTTGCCGACATCTTGGTTAGAGAATGCGTAGCTGAGTAGTACGTTTCAAAGTCAATGTATACGGGTGTCAATTAACTCTCCAATTTAAATTTAACCATCTCTGATGTGATGATCTCGTTGACTTCTTTTATGGTTAGCGCCACATACTTTTGTGTAATCGATCCTTCATTCTTTGAGAAGTGAACGACATATCCGTTGAGTAGTTTGTCCACACGCACATACCCCGAAAACACCGTATCAGATGCAAACTCCTGTGTTGCCCATTGCTTTTGTGCTTGGCCTAAGGGGATGCTTGCTTGTGAATTAAGTATTCCAGTTGCTGTTGAAATTGACATCTTGTAGCTCCTTTAGTTTCTGCAAATAGTGCAGTGCCTTACCGCCATCGTCTGAATCTTTTCTACCTTGACGCATGGCATACTTGATGATGTTACCCTTCAAGAATCCAATAAACTCATCAGTAGTTAGGACGTTTTCTAAAACTGTCCAAGGTTGGATCGTCATGTCCTTGTAGTGAGTCCCCCCGATTTGTGTCTCGTCCGCTTTCATAGTTTTCCTTTCTTGTTGGTAGTCCCGTGTATGGGTCGATTCGTAATGCTTCCATAATTTTTACTTGACGCGTTTCTATACGAATAAGTCTATCAAGTAAGTGCTGATATTGTGGTTGTGGAATCATAAAGACTTAACGGGCTCTACCGTTACCCTCACGCGAATGACTGTGTAATCTTTTGGCATATCAAATGTGCACGCTCGTTCTGCGTCTCGTTTAGTTTTAAAAAATAAATATGGTGAGTCATCAAGAAAAGGTTTTACATACTGCCCTCCTTTTTTTATGATAACAAACCGATGAGCATGTACTGTCTTCACGGATCAACCCCTTCTGTGATAGTCCACATGATGAACCATACTAGAATGCCTATGCCTAGTACGCCAGTAAATATAAAAAACCAAGTTAATATATTTAAGAATGTGTTCATGTGTTCTTCTCAGAGGTAGGTTGAGATAGCAAAGAATTGTATTTGTCTTTTAAGTCGGCAATGACATCCTGCAACATATCAAGTTTCACAATATTATCCGTTTCATCAAATTCCTTGGTGTATTTAACACGGCCTTCGCCTTTAATGTAGCTCCAGTGCAAATCAATTAATTTCATTTGTCTCTTACGCCATCCTGTTGTGTCAGTCATTGCTTACTCCAATCAAAAATATATCTATTGGCACGACATTGTGTATTGGGTTCGGATTGTCAATGTCACCGAGATTGTGAGTGTCTAGCCACAGCGCAAAGATATCGAGTACCCATACACCGAATTCATTTTGAACCATAAATTTATTCATAACAACGCCTCCCCTACTTCATTCAATTGATCTTGCTTGCTTTTACGCATGGCCTGTTGAAGTATCTTGGGATCAACGCAATCAAAAGGCCACCAATTATTAGCGAGTATCTGCTCTATGATTTCATCATCAGTCATGGTTATCTCCATTGTGTCCGTGGTTCGCTAGCATGCTTGTTGTAGAAGTGAACAAGGAATGCAAACACTTGAGGGTAAGTCATGGGAACTCCTATGTTGTCTTGTATTCTTGTTCTGATATCGTCGATCTCAGGGGGAACATACAAAGTAACACGCTTACCTTTGAATCTTTTTTTAGCTTCTGTCATGCTTTATATTCCTTAGATTGATAAACACCAATTTCTTTGTATAAGAATTTCTTTAGGGAGACTAATCCCCTTACAAATTTAGCGCGTTGGTTGTTTACGGGGTGAGCATTCGGGTGTCTGTCGGACTCGTTTCTTTCGTTGTACCGTAAGTCTGACCAAACAAGATCACAGACACTAGTAAATGTTGGCTCTATCTCACCGCTCAATACCCGTTTGACTTCACTTAGATAAGGTTCAGATTTTTTATGCCTAGCATCTTCATAGGTAACGGATTCTAGGGCTGTTAACATTTGACCAAACTTAAGTAACTTTTTATAGTTATCGTTAACTGGTTTAGCTTTTTCTTTATTAATAAACCTTACTGATGTGAGTAAGGCCTGTCCTTCTTTGAGGCGTGTTTTTCCCAAGTTATCCACGATGAACTGTAAGCCTTCGGTCATTACGGGCAGTGAATAAACTGCTTCTTGGTATCCATCTTTAGTAAAGAACCGTAATTCTTTAGCGCAAATAACAGTTGAAACTCCTGTCCATTTCCTCAAACGGAAAGACGCCGTGAGGTCGTCGTATTTAGTGTTCGTTATGGTTAATAAAGTTTCGTCTCCATAGGGCTCTATCGTAAACAAAGATACCTCTTTAGAAGATCGTATCCAATCTTGATTTTCGTTCTGAGTCCACATGGAAAAGGCCATCCATACTTCGTACTTGGTGTCGTTGATTTTTCTTAAGTAAGTACCGTTACCAAGGGCTCTGCCTTTCTCGGGATAAACTATTCTTTTATTATGAAATCGATTTTTAGCTACTTGAAAGCGCATATTAAACTCCTGTCATTGATTAAGTTACTGTTAATTATACACACATCCTACACACATCAATAGGTGAAAACCCTAATTACCCCATAAATAACTAGGATTAAAACCAAATAAGAACAGACCAGACCGAAGCATTTGTACCATGGTTTCTTTATCCCCAATAGTCCGCGTTGTACCTGTTCATCATACTCATCAAACTCTGTTGTGTTAGGAGGAGTATAGGCAATGCCTATCTCCAATCCACTTTTAGTTTTGAACGGTGGTGTTCTCATTTGGCCTCCGATTGTGAGTGCTGATTAAAAAGCCCCTGATAGCTTAGCCGCAATAGCCACTGCTGTAAGCTCGTCTGTATCGATGTTCTCTAATACATCCTCGCGTGCTTTGCGTTCAACTTTCTTATTGAACCTCTCCATATCCTCGTCCTCAATGTATAGCGCAACTTGTGGCCATAACTTGATTGCCTCGTTAAGAGATTTGCATTTGCTCAAGAACAGATTTACTTGTTCCAAAGTCTTCTGCCATTTTAGATCAATCTCTTTAAGAGTAATAGCCTGTTCAGTCTTCTGAAGAAGCTCGTATGCCCCAGTAAGATAAGAGTTAGCTTCTAAGAATTCCTTAGTACACTTATTGGGTAATATATTATAGTAATCCTTAGTCGGACGCTCAAAATAAGACTTCATTCCCTCTACACGCAATTCTAATTTATGCAATACACCATCCTTGGTAGTGTGCACCTCTATATTTGCATGCTCGGGACTCGATAACCATGACTTAGGTATAAGCTCAAGTAATTCAGGTTTATCTTTAAATTGAATCTTATTAAATAAGTCAGACGCATCAACCCCGATTATTTTGTATGAGTAATTAGGAACTGCCTCTGTTTTCTCGTGATTCTTCAACTTGCCAATCTTGCCACTAACTCTAGCAAGTAAGTCTTTAGATATATACACTGTTGCCATTTTGTTTGCCTTTCATTGATTAAATAAATGCCCCCCTGAGGGGGCGCTCTCTCACTCTTTGGCTATGAATTCAGCCAAGGATTCTCTCAAAGTTTCCCGATCTTGTGGGTCTGCATCGGGTGCTAGTGCATCATAACAATGCTGTAATAGTTTCTTGTAACTGTCCATCAATGCGGACATAGCGGGTTTGTTGTCGGTGCTCATGCGTACTCCAATTCAAAGTGGATAACATCTCCGTACGGTGCATCGACTGTCGAACTGATACACCATACGACTGGATATGAAGGTGCTTTCTCCATATTGAAGTCAGTATACCCGTCTGTGAGGCAGATGAATACCTCGGGATCAATACCTTGCTCTGCAATAAAGTCAAAGCCTGCTTCCATATCCGTACCACCACCTGAGTAGAACTCTAGTTTGAATTCCTCGCCTTGCTCGAATACTTCATGCTTACATACATTAGTGTCGGTGTACAAGACATGCACCCTCTCTGGCTGGCATTGCTCAACGATGCGTGCAAGATGACCGTTGTAATAATTCAACTCAGTCTCGCTGATTGATCCTGACACATCGATCTGGATAACCACCTCACCCATGCTTGCTATCTGACCTACGCTAGGTAAGTACACATCGAACCGCTTGTTAGGGCGCTTCCATGAATAGTCTCCCTTGGTAAAGGCTACCATGTAACGCTCTAGTATGTCATACCATGGTGTCTTGACTTCGATCAACTCGGCTACGATCTCGGCTAGCTTGCCGTCAAACTTACCCTGTGCCTTGGCTGACTGAGCCGCTTGTGCTATGTCAACCCTAGTCTCGGCATCGATCTTGTCTGCTTCCTCTTGGCTTAGAGGAGCACCTCTATCGAGTAAGTCATCGCCTGTCCCGCCTGGGCCCTGACCATCTCCGTCTTCGGGCGGAGGCAACTCATCATAGATACTGTCTACGGTACGATCCTTAGACCCTGCCATATCAACGCATCCATTGATGAATTGTCCGATCTTGGCATCCTTGAGCATGTCATTGATCCAAGCATCACCTGCTATGTTCCAATTCTTAGCATTCCTAGTACCACGCCTTGACGCATGCTGACCGATGACATGGCCTAGCTCATGGCACAACACGAACACTAGCTCATCGACACTGAGCTTGTCAAAGAATTCAGGGTTGTAATAGATCTGCCCACGCTGATCGACCCCCGCCGTTGGTATCGTACGATCTACGATTAGCTTACGCTTCATCAATAGATTCGCAAAGAAAGGATACTGGGTAACGATCGCTACCTTCGCCTTGTCTAAATTAGTTATCATATTATCTCCTTGTTAAAATCCAAACGCTGACATCTTGTCTGTCATCTCTTTGAGCTTGGCCTTGGCATCGTCCCTTACGAACGGGCTTGCCTTAATCATCTCAACATTAGACAGATACTTAACCGCCATACTTTCCAACTCGTTGATCTGATCCAGTAACTCAGGGGTAGGATCGAGCGCTAGCTTACGCGCTGTCTTACACCCATCGATTACATTCTCAACCAATGAATTATGGAATCGCTGTCCCTTATCTCCAGTAAACTCATTCAACTTCTTAGTCAACTCAACCAAGGGTTTCAACATACGATTGACCGTATCGTTATTGGCTAGCGTTAACGCTTCTTGCTCTGACCTACGGAACGCTTCCAAGTCCTCGTCCGATATATCGAACAGGAAGTGACTTGCATCGGGCATCGGTTGCATCCGTATATCATTCGACATAGACTGCCTGAATTGATCCGCTGATGGATATTCATCGACGCTTGCACGGCCGCTGGCTTGACCCGTGTTCCTGTACATAATGTCTGCCTGTACAAGAGCATCGTATGATGGCATGTAGTGATCGATGAGCTTATCGACCACGGCCACTCGTTGCTTCATCTCTTGCATATACTCAAAGTACATCGTAGACGGTAACATCCTAGGGCCTGCATCGACATAGGGGATAGTGTTTTGCTTGTGATACGAATAGACCTCGTTGTACTTGGTCATGATCTTATACACTGGTGCGTTCTTGTCCCTGAATAGCTTGGTCAATACCGTGAGTGAGCTATCGTTGTATTGAGCTTGAACCGAATTGGTTAGCACCCGATCTCGCCGAGTGAGTGCTGCCTTTCTTTGCGTGAGCTTAACCAATACCACCTTGTCTGCTAGTCTTGTGTACTGCATATGATTTCCTTTCTTTGATTGATTTACATTAACACTTCTGCATTCTTAGTCGCCCACTCGATGAATGAACGGCTAGTCTTGATCGTCGGTTGCAACTTGATCGCATCCTTGACACACATCACACCGAACTCAGGCGTCAACCTATTGGTATAGGCAGTTACCCTGTCGAAGTTATCCTTGGTAGCCTTACGGGCTAGAGCACCAGTGATGGCATACAACACGGCAGGATCGCTCGGTACATCTGCATTCTTAGGGTCTAAGAGCAAGGCGTCCATGTTGGGGAGAGCTTCATAGATACGCTTGAACCCCGTGTACTCTGCACTAGCACCCTCACCGACCTCACCAGCACAATTGTCAAAGAACAACTGATCGGGTAATGATGCAGGGATAAGGTTGACACGCTCCCATGATCTTGGCGTTGGATTAGCGAACCGATTGGCATCGAAGTCGCTGAGCAGATTGGGTCTGAACCTCAAGAACTGAATCAATACCTCGTTGATATCATTGTCCAATGCCCATGTAGTCCAGTCATCGATGTTCTCGGTGAAGTCGAACCGTCTGGTACGATTAGCTAGCTTACTCGTAATACGATTAGCACCAGACTTGTCCTCGGTACGATTACCCGTGGCTATGATGAACAGATCCTTGGACAGTTGAATAGCACCAGCTCGTTTGTCATAGATTACACCACAGAGCGCATTCTGCATGGGTATCGGTGCATCTGACAACTCTTCCAAGATCAGACCCACACGCCCAGTCTGCAAGTTATAGAATTCCTCAGGCGGAACCCACTTGGTATACGCTTGGTCACGATTGTTCGGTGTACCCATAACATCGACTGGATCACGAAGAGACGCCGTAAATTCTACGACAAGATCTAAATCCAGTTGCTCCATAATCTCACGGGCACAAGCTGACTTGCCACCCCCTGGTGCACCTAAGATGAACGGCACGATCTTGTTGCCGTTGGGTACTTTGAATTGCTCGACAATTGATGTCTTGATGTTGTTGTATTTCATAGCTTACTCCTTTGATTGATTAATTACTTGTTTGCCTCGTGGAATTCGAGAACATCCTTTTTAAAAGACTCGACTGTGTACTCCCCGTTGATAATGTCTCTGAGTAATTCTAAAAAGTCCTCAACTCCCATGTTGTCTGAACCAATCCATGCTTCAATCATTTCTTCAGTTACCATCTGTATTCTCCTTTGATTAAGTTAATGTTTCACCGTTGATTACTTGCTTACCTTTAATATCCGCTAGCATACGCTCAAGACAGAATATAAGACCTTCTACCGTCTCACCCCCTGTACATATTCGTGTATGCCCTGAGACTTCTCCGTCCTCTTCATAATAAACTTCCCTGATTTCAAACCAAGGGTCACCACCGTTCTCATGGCGCATGTCCACAATTCTATGATTCCAATTCATTATTCATTCTCCTCGGGTATGTAATCGGGTCTTGGTTCTGCATACATGGTTATGTGTGCGTTGCCATTTTCGTAGGTCACTTCCCAGTCGATGTGCCCAAACTCTAATCGGCAATACTCGTCTAATAAATCACTGTTCATGCTCGGTTCTCCTCAAATATTACTGGTTCTCCTTCTCTTCTGATTACCTCTTCACGATCCAATAGAACCATAATAAAACCGTGATCGTTGTAAGATTTCCAAGCATCGCAAGAGGGGCATCCTTGCTCATAGGTTTTGCATGGCCTACCAATAATCGATAAGGTTTCGGCTTTAGTTACTGGTACTTTAACTTCTATCCAATTGGGCATTTCGTTGTTCATTTACTTCTCCTTATGAATAAGTGTTGTCTTTGGTTTTGTCGTTGTAGAGCTTGACCAATCTATTTTGCACCTCGCCCCAACCTTTGTCCCAATACATTTCCTGCAAGGCCATACCGATTGGCCATCGTACATCGCCATCGTCTTCCATGTGTTGGACTGCCTCGGCAAGCAAGGCATCAATATCAATACTCAACTTCTTCATATTAAATCCTTAAATAAAATACTCTCGATATTGAATCACAAGCTCGATGAACTTGCTGTTTAGAACTAACTCTTTGGCTAGTTTAGGGTCTTTGGTTACTGACATCATAAAATCAATAACCGCTTGGTCTTTACTACTTACTGACCGAATCTCTTGAATTTTCTGCATGGTGCGTCTCCATTAATGTATTTGCCCGTGAACATGACATGCTCAGTCGTGGGTAATCTCTTTTTGAGAGCTTCTATAAATAACCCTGCGTCGCAGTCTTCTTCTAAATATACCGTCTCGCCGTTGATATACGAATACTCGCTGATCTCTTCTGCGATACCCAGTATGTTTATCTCATCAATCGATACCTCTAACCATGCGTGACCTGAGTCGCTGATCCATGTATAGCTGAGAGCGTGACTGGTGTTTGTCCGTGAATGAGTGCTGAGCATATTACTCTCCTTGAAAGCGTTGTAAGAACTGGCTAGTGTGAAAGCCAAGGAACAGGGAAAATACCACGATACCCACTAAGGCTAGGCGTGGCGCGTCGTCCCACATATGAGCACCAAAGAACATGATGCCCGTTGTTAGTACAAAGAATACG